AGTAAGATAAGAGTAAGAAAACGAAAGGGAGCTAACTAAAATGTGCAAATACTGTGAAATAACTGAACTTCATAACGCAGAACCTATCGAAGCAGAGTGGATTGAAATTAAAGTAATCGGGAATACACTCAACTTAGACTACTCCGCTTACTCTTGTGACTCAAGTTTTGAAGAGGCTGTTAAAATCAACTTCTGTCCAATATGTGGTAAGGAACTTGTAGAATTACCTGCCATAGAAGAAGAAGAGGAGGAGGAGGAAGAAGATGAGTGAAAGGGGTGTTGCTTAACGGTTTTATAATAAAAGTAGAGTCCGAGATTGATAGTGGAGTTGGGTTAGTCAAACAAAACATAATCTGGGGAGGAATTTATAATGAAAAACAATACAAAGAAATTCGCAATTGGTGGGGCTTTAATCGCATCTTTACTAGTAGGAGCTGTTGGTGGAGTGGGCGCAAGCAATTACTTAAATGATAATACACAGGACTTAGTTAAATTCAAAGCATGGAGCAATGAGTTAACTGACAAAGTTGTATCTAAAACACAAGCCAACAAAGAACTACAAGCTTCTATCGCTAACCTAGAAAAAGCAAACAAAGAGTTGCAGGATGCAAACCAACAAAAAGACGAGGAAATTGCAAAGTTAAATAATGAAATCTCTATCTTCGTAGCACAAACACAAGCGCTACAGAAAGAAATCGAGAATAAAAACGCTACAATTGAAGACCTTACTAAGAAGGTAACGGCTCTAGAGTCACAGGTTAAAGGTCTTCAAGATAAAATCAATGGTTTAGAGAAAACAAATGCAGAACAACAGGCTACTATTAAAAACCTACAAGATACTTTAACTGCTACGCAACAAGCATTAAAGAACACACAAGTCATCTTAGATGCAACAAAGAAAGAGTTAGATAAAGCGAACGCATCAGGTAAAGAGAAAGATAAAGAAATCGCAGAACTTAAAGCGAAGTTAAAAGAGTACCATGATGAAGTGGCTACACTTAAACCTTTACAGCAACAACAGGAAAAGAAAGTTAAAGATTCTGAGAAGTAAGTTAGGGAGGGGAGCTTTCGGGTTCCTCTTTTATAAAAATAGTTGTTGACTTTAAGTAAATGATAGTGTAATATAAAAGTATAAGATAAACAAGGAACTGTTGAAAGTGAAACATAAAAAGAAAATAATGGGTGCATGTGTAGCGACTATGTGTGCTTGTAGTTTTGGTCTAGGTTGGGGGTATAATCAAGTACAGCATGAACGTAAAGAAGAGGTGAGAAATGAGGCAATCAAGAATACACCGAGAAATGTTGAGTATGAAGTAGCTTCAATAGAAGGGGATGAGTACTTAGCTATAGGTAACGAATTCGATAAATATGGTATGCGACAAGGTATAAAGCTAACACCTCAACAAGTAGGGAAGCGTCTAGGAATTGGGGATAAAGTTGTAGGTGTATGGGAAGGTAAAAACTTAGTTAATGTAATTGCAAAATAAAGGAGAGGATTAAAGTGAAAGTTAAAAAGAAATCAGGCAAACCGTTTAAGTCAGGGAATAAGGTTAATACAGTAATAGGTATTATTCACCATCCAGAAGTTAAAGGAGAGAAAGCATACATCTTTAAAGAGGATGCTTCCTATGTGAGTGTAGCGATGTGCGAAGAAGTGAAAGAGGGTGATACAGTTGAAGAATAGAAAACCAGCTATCATCGGTTTAGTTGTCGTAGGTCTGTTCACAGGATATCATACGTTCTTTGGGAAAGCTAAGACTGTTACAAATGTAGCGAGTATGCCGTACACTGAGATGGATAAACGAGCTAACCAGTATCAGATTGATGAATTAAAGTACGAAAAGAATAAAGCAGACTTTATTGAAATTTTAGATTATTTAGTATCATTCGAAAACATGGGTTACTTCAATATGAAGTGGGATATCCCGGATAAGTATACGGTAGTTGTATCATTAGATATTGACAATGCAGCTAGAGTCCATAATGGTACTGCGGTACAGGTGTATGAAATCGTGAGAGCGAATAAGGATAACTTCGGGTATTATTTACAGGCTTTTAATAATACGTTCCATAATGGGAAAGCTAAAGAAGGAGACTTAACTCTCATCATAACAAATAAACAGGGTAAAGAGATTGCTCGTACACAAAAGCTATTAGAATCGGGCGCTCGACAGTAAGGAGACAATGCTATGGTATGTATGGATTCTCACACAGGAATGGTTATAATGGCGATAGGAGTCATTATAATGGGGTACTTAATGTTCTGGTTCCTCAACAAAATGAAATGACGTGTGAGATTTTTTTAAAAATAGTTGTTGACTTTAAGTAAATGGTGTAATATTATTAAGGTAATGAGAGGGAGGATACAAATGAGTAATAAAGGTGGACTGTATAAGTATGAGTTTTACGACCCAGAAGTAGAAATAAATGGGCTACTACTAGCTAAAAACGATGAAGATGCACAAAAGAAAGCTAACGCGCTGTTGTACATCACACATCCCGATGAAGAAGAAACATTACCAACAGTAGAACATGTACTGGATATGGATAAGTTCGAAACTTTAGTTGTAACAGGTTCAGTTGAGACTTATTATGATGACTGGGACTGAAAAAGTTTAAAAATAGTTGTTGACTTTAAGTAAATAGTATGATAAGATAAAGACAGTTAAGAAAAACAATTACTAGGAGGAAATACAAATGAATAAAGAAGATTGGTGCCATAACTGCGACAATCACTTTGATGACTGCGAGTGCTGGGAATGTGAAGAGTGCGGAGATGTAGTAGAAGACGGAGAAACTTTATGCGATAATTGCAAGGAGGAAGAAGACGATGAGTAAACCAAAAGCCTGTAGTGAAGTAAAAGAGTGTATCCTTTGTTTTAACACAAATGAAGATGAAATCGAAAAGGTTCCAGTATTTACAGATAGAGACGGTAACGAAGGTGAGTTTGTAGAGTGGATGTGTAAAGAAGGAGAGGGGTGCTGCTAGTTATGGAAGAGAAAGCAATGATTGGAAAAGGTGTACGAATTTACTCAATCATAGGAGAGAACGGAAGATACATGGTAGTAGGTGGTCTACGCTTAAAAGGGAATAAAAAGCTAGTAGATGAGATAGCGGAAGTACCTGCATCAAACATCGAAGAAGTAAAAGAAATCATTATGCGTGGAGAAATTAAAAAGTACAGCATTTTAGGAAAATAGTTGTTGACTTAAAGTAAAAGAGATGATAATATAAAGGTAACGAAAGGAGGTGCTGTTAGTGGAAAAGGAATTATTCTTAAATCAAAGTGCAGTAAACCCACTAGGTAACACACAGGTGACTTCGGTTGACATCACATTCATCACATACAAGAAAGAGCAGGTTCTAGATAGGATTGACAGATTCGTTGATGTATTTACAATGAATAGTGAGTTCTTGGGTCTTACTGATGTGAAACACTGGTTAACAGATTATGATGTAACGAAAGGGGAACAATAAGATGAAAACAAAATTTAAAATAGGACAGCTAATTAGTAGTGTGTATCTACCGGACGGAAAGTATGTAATTGTAGATGTGTGGGAACAACAACCACAAAACACGGTAGGAAATAGGAGTTCTAGCTACGAGAATAAATTCAAGGCGGTAGAGGTTAATGATGACGGTTTGTACAAAGAACCCTTTAACCAGATTGAGTTTAGTACGTGCGGAGCGTATACAGGTAGCGTAGCTGAGATTAATATCACAATACTTGAAGAATTAGAGTTTGTATTTATGTCTAGTGGAACAAAAGCGAAGTTGAGCGAGCAATTATCGAAAAAACCTAACGCAACCTACATTGTTAAAGCTACGAATATGTACGATGATGAATCTCGACCTGTTATATACGTAGGAACCTCACAAGCGGAAGCAGATACATCGGTTGCAACTTCTAGTGAACTTGAGGACTTTTATAAAGAGATATGGATTGATGGTAAAAAGGTTCGTTCATACTATAAATCATATAAGAGTTCCGATTGGTCATTAGAAGATGGTAAGACAGAAGATGTTGTAGTAGACGCGCTAACTAGTATAAACAATTTAGGGATAAGTGTTGCGAAGATTAGAGGCATGAACGACATAAAACAAGCCTTAGACATTGAAGAACAAAATGAGTTAGAAGAAGCTGTTCGGAATATCTTTGGACAAGTCCATTCAATCTATACTGAACTGGAGAAAATCAGAGTACCTAAATAAGAGGAGGAAACGGAATGTCAAATATTAATGTAAACATCACATATGTAATAACAGGTTATGATGAGTTAAACGGTTCGACTCCTGTGTTATATGCAGGTTTTGACGAACAGTTAGCGGAGGCTTCGGTTAAAACTTCTATCTTGTGTGACTTTGAAAAAGAAGTATGGCACAACGGACAGAAAGTACAGATGCTATCTAAGTCTAGAATCGGAGACAATTGGGGTTTAAGAGAGGACAAGCTTAAAAAGATGTTAGACGATACGTTAGAGGCTTCCTGTGAGATGGTAAGGCAACTAGATAAGTTTGGGAATGTAAAGCAGTTATTATGCAACCAAGATAACCCAAACCATAACGCGGATAAGCTTAGAGATATCTCTAACAACATAAATACAATTAAACACATCATGGAGGATTTATATGTGCAATCGTGAGATGGCAAATAACGGTACAGGCGGTTGTATCACTTGCCCGTTCGCTTATACGGATGATTCTGAACAGGCACAGAACTACGGGTGCTTACCTACAGAGTATGACATTATCAAGATGAAAGAAGAGACAGGGCATAACTGGTCATGTCATTATGATGAGACGATTATGTGTGGGGGATTCGTTACAGAGGTTAAGAGACGTAGACCAGACTTGGACTTGACTAAAGGTGGACTAATCTCGTATGATACATGGTATAAGGAAGGACAAGAAGCAGCTATTAAAGAAGCGGAGGAGAAGTTAAATGAAAAGATATCTAATATTCGGGTTTGACCATTACTATCCTTGTGGCGGTTTCGATGATTTACAAGTAGTTACAGATGATTTGACAAAAGGAATCGAGTACATTAAAGAGCATCATGCAGATTTAGTTGAAGGGTACATGTCAAGTAAGTGGGACAACTTTTATGTGTTCGATAGTGTAGAGAATCAATGGTATGTATCTCGTGTGGAACTGTCTACAGAAACAGTTTACTTAGAAGAACAAGAGTTAGACTATATAGTATTATAGGAGGGAATACAATGGGAGTAAAAGAGATTAAAGAAATGATGAGTAGCCCAGAAGCGAAAATTCACTTTGGACAGGTAGCAGAGAGAACGAAAGAAAATAAGATTCTTTTCTGCTACTATGTAGCTAGATTACTAGATGAAGAGGTTGAGTGTCCGTTCGAGGACATGCTACCAGAGAACTTACAAAAGGCTTATGATTATTGTGTAGAGAAGGAATACAAATTCTTGAACGAGTAGGAGGAATTACGATGATACAGTACATAAAAGATTACATCAAGTTGTTCTGGCACATCAATTTATGGGGTGGCGGTATTACACAAGCAGAACTTAGAAGTACACATGAGTTAGCAAAATCAGCTAATCCCTCGTATAGAGCTAGTATAGGTGGTACGTGGGAGCATGTAGTACACGTAACTCACAAAGGTTACGGAAATCGGTCTTTCTGGGTTCGTAAAGGGTATAGAGCGCCAACGGAGAGATTACTAGAAAGAGAAATATATGTGGATGGTAAGTTATATAAGACACAAAAACATGTTGATGCGAACGTAAGCGGGAACGTGGGCGGAAATAGAATGGTTACTGAATACATTAAATAATTGGGGGAATTATAATGGAAATCATTACTTACGTAGGATTAATTAAAAACGAGGATTATAGTAAACACACTAAGTACATAGGTGCAGACTTCGAAAGAGCTAAAGATGTTGTGCTTGCAGCTAAGAAATATAGCAATCAAGAGGCTATTGTGGAGCTGTGGGTAGGAGAAGCGGTTATTCACTCATTCCGTTACAATACTTATCATAAACAATGGACTGAATGGAGTAACCTAGAGAAAGAATCACTTAAAAAAGCTAGCGAGCTTGTAGAAGAACTTACAGACAGATTAGGCTCATTAGGTATTGTTAGTGGTGCTATTAGCGGACTAGAAGACCATGAATCTATTAGTAGTCTACTAGGTTCATTGAATAACCTTAGAGAAGTTTGCCTAGACCTATCAGTAAAAGCAAACGGGAAAGCAGCGGAGAGAGCAAATGAAGCGGATGGAGGTTTTTACATTGGCAAAGACTAAGATTAGTAGCCCGGTAGATTTCGAAAACCTAGATACAGAGACATTAATAAAGTATGCAGAGTTCTATACAGAGAAGGTTATGGAAGAAGACTCTACGATGTGGACTTACTATTACAGAATGCAACAACTAGCTTATGATGAGTTAGATGTACGAGAAGAAGCGATGTTAAAAGTTTTTAAAAAAGTCATTGACTTTAAGTAAATAATAGTTTAATATAAAGCTATAAGGAGGTGAGGGTACTTGAGAAGACTTGAATGGATTGACTGGTCTATAGCAATGTTTCTTATCATATCAGGCTCTTACTTAGTAGCACATGACAGTAGACCTTTAGGGGTAGCGTTAGTAGGTGGCGGAGCTTACTTACTAGGAACTAGATTTGGAGATAAAAAATAATGATATAAGTGTTGCAAAGTGTTGTACACTGTTGGTTAATGTGGTACACTAGACTCATATCTAATAAGGAGTTGATAGTATGACTACGGTAGTACATAGAAGAAGTGGAATCAAGAGAGGTAAACCATTCAGAGGTATTGATGTATTAGCAGAAATGAAGTTTAAGTGGGTAGCAACTAGAGAAGCAGACTACGCTTATAGAATCATTAGTGGTAAGATGCTTAGAAAAGAGATTCCTAAGGATGGTATAGGGTTCGATAGAAAAGGAGCTTTCAAAGTAGACACACCATTAAACTTCTTTCTTGAAAATGAATTTTATGAATATGTATAGGAGGAGAGAACATGAGTGTTCACTGGATTGGTGAGAAGATAGAAACAACAGGAATATACCCGCAAGCACTTGAAGACCAGAATGAGTTATTTGTAAGAGTAGCGGAACCAGCCACGCCGAACCTATATAAGTTTATTTCTAGGTTCGGTCAGGTGGTGTACATATCAGACTACTACACGATAGGAAGTATTAGAGAGTTAGTCAGAGAGAAAGCCTACAAAGAGTTATACACATTTTTGTATGAGCTACTAATAGGTCAAATTGGTATGATAGAGTTTTTACATAGTATTAGCCTACACACAGCAAAAGAACGAAGTGACGGTTATTCGGAAGGTAAACAGAGAGCGCAAAGAGATATAAGAGAAGCATTAGGACTTGAGGAAGACTAACATGTTCAAGAACATTATTATCGAACTACATGATGGAACTAAGATAATTAATAACCCGTACACAGGACTTAACCAGATGACTATCGAAGGTTTGAATAGTTGTCTGGAGCATACTAAAAGGTATTATGTTTACAAAGACGAATACAACTACGATTTTATACTAGATAGAGAGATTGCAGATATCTACTACGAGGAGGACAATCTATGAGCAAGAATATTATTATCGAACTAATCAACGGGGATAGATACGTAAATGACCCAGAACTAGGGATGAACTTAGATTCACCAGAAGAAATCGCAGAAAACTTATATGAGGAAGGTAGGTATGCATTGTACAGAGCAGGGTATGGTTACTACTATATCAGTAATCGGGACTTCGCAAGAGCTTACTACGAAGAGACACAGCCTATCACAATAGTAGGCGGAGGTCACAAGTACGTTAAGTTGCAACATGTCTTTGAACTTATGAAACATGCAGAGAACATGTGGAATCTACCATACTATGAATTTGATGCTCTAGGCAAAACTAAGCAGAAGATTGATAACACAATGGCATGGTTAGAGCGCAACGCTAAAACGAAGGAGGAGTTAAAGTCATGAGCCTCTTAGTAGCTACCTGCGATTATAACGAAGAACGAGAGATGTATGACAATATGTGTTATGGAGAGGAGTTGAAGCGATACGATATAGGGGGAATCTTCCAACTGGTTTTAAAAGAAGAAGATAATGGTTTTAGCGGATATTATAAAGTACATAAGACAGGCAAAACTTTTACATACGATGGGACAGGCTTAAGTAAGAAGAAAATTATGAAACTATTCTGGGACAAAGCTAAGAGTCTAGGAGCAGTAGATTTACGATTTAACTAATTGACAGTTCATTGAAAATTTAATATAATAAAAGGAGAGAAATACATATGACAAACTCATTTGAACAAAAACATTACACAAAGGTAATTCGTTACGGGAAATCAGGTACACAAGGATTGCTTAACCCGGGAGACGAAATCGTAATCTATGAGAAGGTTGATGGTAGTAACGCATCAATGGCACAGGATACTGGAGTGGACAAGCTTCGAAAGTTCTCCCGTAAACTAGAACTCACAGAAGAGTGGGGGTTAAACGGATTCGTAGAATGGGTAGATGCGACTATCGATGGACAAGCTCTATTACCAGACGTACTATACTTCGGAGAGTGGACAGCACCACATAAAGTTAGATACGCCGAAGAATTTACACGTACATACTTCCTATTCGACCTATACGATACAAAAGCCAAGAAGTACTTACCATATGAAGCTGTAGAGTTGGAAGCGTTACGATTAGGGTTAAAGTTAGCTCCTGTACTGTACAGAGGCGAATATATCGACTTCGAACACTTAATGAGCTTTGTAGGTAAAACGGCTCTAGGAGGTCATGTAGGCGACAAATAAGGTGGGGAAGGTATCGTAGTTAAGAAGGTCAACGATAAAGACCAAGTATTCTTGAAACTAGTAGACGAGGCATTCTTGGAAGTACATAACTCTAAAGGTTCTAAACAGAAAGCACCGAAAGACCCGAACAAAGCATCAGCAGAGCGCGCATTCGTAAACGCTACAGTAACAGAGGCTCGTGTCGATAAAATCTTGTACAAGCTATCTGATGAAGGAGTATTACCTGATGTACTGGTTATCCAAGACATGGGAGATATCTTAAAAGCTGCGGGTAACGTAGTATATCAAGATATCATGGAAGAAGAGGCGGACGAGCTATTACCTGCTGACCATGAGAAGAGAGAGGTTCGACGAGCTGTAGGTGGAGTATTACCGCAGATTGTAAAACAAGTGTTAAAGGCTCGCGGAACACTATGAGTAAATACATAGACTTATATAATGAAGTCACCTATGAATATACATATAATAGTACATATAATTATAAATACGATTACGACATAATTTCACTAGATTAGAGGGAATTTTCCCTCTTTTCTTTAAAATAATTGTTGACTTAAAGTAAATGATGGTGTAATATAGAATTATAAGGAGGAGATAATATGATAAGGAAAATAGCATTAGTAGTTCCCTTGCTTTTCTTAGGTGCTTGCGGAACGGAAGATAAACTAGTAACGGTAGAGAATGCAGAGATAGTAGAAATCGATGGTCTTGGGTGTACACAAAGGTTTTGCAACTATTATGTAACAGTTAAGAAAGGGGACACATCAGTAAAATTACGTTCATCAGAGCTTGTAGCAAAAGCAGCTACGAAAGGTTCTAAAATTAAGTTTACATACAACCCTGAGACATTAGAAATAGAAACTATGATGTTTACAGACTTTGACCCTAAGGAGGAAAAGTAATGAAGTATAAAGTAGGATTTGAATTTGAGATTAAAGTTTTAGTAGCATACGAGGAGTTCGGTTTTGATTTACACACAGGAACAACAGCATCAATTGTAGACACCTCTTACAGTTCTAAGAAACCGTACATCATTGAAGATGAGTACCATAACTTTATTATGCCTGTATCAGAGGAAGAACTAGAAAGCTTAGTAGCATGTCCCATTTTCCCTACCAGAAAGGACAAGCTTGCACAATGGACGATTATACTTACGAAATTTAATTACGGAGGAGAAGACCACGATGTAATCAAGTGTATGAGCAGAGAAGAAGTCAAGAAAGCTATTGATGATAGAAAGGACTACTACGATGCAGATGATATCTTGGTATTCCCACCATTATCTAATATGATTGCAGATGAACTATATAAGGAGGAAGAATAATGAGAGCTAGAAAGTTTATATATCATGTTGCTTATACTGTGTACACACCAAGTGGTAGAGTAGGAGAAGGTGACTGTCAGTACAGCATCCCTAAGAAGAGACTAACAGAACCATCTATCAAGAAGTTGAATGACTTCATTAAGAAACAATGGAAAGAAGGGACGGGTATTACAGCTACTACAGTGGTTATAAACTCTTATCAACTAATTAGAGAAACGAGAGGGTATGCACGATGACAAAAGTTGAATTGAATGGTGAGACGCATTTTGTTACAGATATATGGGAGTTTATAGAGCTGCTACCACCAGAGACACAAGAAGCCGTGTCAGACTTAGTACATGAGGCTCTAGATGACTATGAAGTAGTTGTAATGAATAGTTTTCAAGGATTACATAACTTATAGGAGGAATTAAAAATGATTAGAATTTTAGCGATGAGAATAGAAAAATATGTGGGACAAACTGTTAGTGGTCATAACTGTGATTTTGAATACACAGATGAAGTAAAGACTAGACACGTATTACTAGGACTAGATGAAAAGAATAATAAAGTAGCTATTACTCTGTGGGAAGAAGAAGGAGAGTGTGGCTCTGGTTGGACTACTGCTTCATGGGGGCATGTTAGCATAGAGTACATAGATAGATTCGAAGGTTACACACATAAAGCGAAAGGTGTTATTGAAATTCCGGGAATCTCCGCAGATAAATATAATGATTACGACGACATCCATAACGACGTGTTTGAAGTTACATATGACGGAGGAGACAGCTACTACCCAAGCGGTTATTACGACGTAAAAGAAGAGTTGTTCATTGAGACTGATAGATACTGTGATGAACGTACTGTATGGGTGTTTAAAGGGGAATCAGCAGTAGGTAAGAGCTACCTTGCAGGTAAACTAGAAGGATTAACAGTATATGAAACTGACTCTAATCCGAGTCTTCCTGATGAAATTGTACAGGATGTGGTTGTAGTAGGTAATAAGTATGATTTCAATATAGACGAGGTTCGTGGTAGTTTACTAGGAACTCCGCGAGTAGTTATTGTAGACTTTACAGATGGGAGCTATTAAAATGGGTAAATTTCCGGGTTGGGATAAAGAAACAGTATTAGAAACAGTAGTAGTGGGCGACAAAAACAAATATGAAATCGTAGAGGCGGAGCTTGGAAAGAATAAGTTCCTGCTCTACTCACCTTACTTCATGAGTAAAGAGGGCTGGAAGAAAGGTGCAGGTAAGTCACTACGATATGATGTACTAGAAATCTTTGCAAAAGCATATGAAAAGCATGTTCAGTAACGACCTACATAACATAGGCTACGGTATTATAGTTATACTCGTAGCCATGATGGTTGTTCATATTTTTGGAGAGAAACGTAAGTAGCACACCACACAAGGAGGAATTTATATGTTCATAGTATTCGCATATCAGGACTATTACCCAGCAGGAGGGCTAAATGATATAGCCCTTATCACTGAGGACTTTAACAAAGTAACGGACTACATAAAACGCCACTATCACCCTTATTTGAGACATGTATACGGTGGGTGGAATAACATACCAGATGAGGCTTATGAAAATACTGATGGGGTAGGGTTTTCCGACAACATACACATATTAGACACTAAGGATAATAACGTATCAGAAGTTAGCGTTAACGAAAGTAATGGAGAAATTGTATTAACTTCAAAAGGAATAGTAAGAGAAAGACCTATATATAACTTTTAAACGTAAGTAGCAGGTTGGAAAAAACTTTAAAAAAAATGGGGGCAATATATAATGAGTAGCGATACAGGAGTTTGTAGTTTTTGCGAAGATACTTTTTCTAGATGCGGTCATTTCGTATCATGTGACTGCGGTAAGAGCTGGTGTAGTGAGAGCTGTGCTGATGCAGACGGACTACAAGAAGAGGAAGAAGGTTATATTCCTCCGGGAGAAACATGGGAGCAGGATTCTAGCTGTGAATATTGTAGAAAAGAAGATTACGAAGATAGTGAACTATTAGAATATGCATTAGAGCGTCTAGGGATATCTCGATATAAGTTAGTAGCACTCTACAACGAGTCGAAAGAGTAGTAGCACACTATAAAAGGGGGAGAAACATGGCTACAGAAGTATGGTTACAAATAAGTACAGCTTTTCTAGGATTGCTTACTCTTATCCTATTACTTACAATAGTAAATAAGAATTACGAGATTAAAGAGCATAAACAACGTAGCGAAAAAGATAAAGAACAACTTAGAAAAATTAGAGAAGAAACAAACCAGTATTTGAAGGAACAGGGTTATAAACCAAAAGTTAAAATTGTAGTAGCTGCGGACTCTTTTAGCCCTGATAGTACTACTACTTGTAGACTTAGTGGCGCATCACGAAACACTAGTAGCAGACCAAAAACACCTAGTAGCGCGTCGCAAAGCTCAAGTAATGTCGAACATCACAGGAGAATGCAAACCATTATCAATGCAAGTAATGTAGAATAGTAGTAGCCCACTGTAAAAGGTGGGCTTTTTACTTAGTAGCGCACCAGAAAATCCGCCCCAAAACAGCCCCGGTAACCTTAGTAGCACACCCCAAAAATCGAAGACTAGTAGCGGACTGTAAAACGTAGTAGCAGGTTACACAAAACCTTTAAAACGTAAGTAGCGCACCACAAAAAGCCACGCCTGGCAAGTGCGATATAGTGATGTAAATATTCTGACAATTGATAAGTGTTACAAAGTGAAAAAAGTCCCCTTATATAGAAGGAAAGCGAAAAGCCTATTTTTTCTCTTATATAGAAGAAAGGCGAAAAACAAAAATATTAAAATTTGTTGTTGTCTTTTAGTGAAATACATGATACGATGGTATCAACTTAATAAGGGAGCTGGTAAACATGAAATTACAATTACACGACGCTAACATGATTATACCTATTACAGAGGGAGGCGTCACAAAGCATTATATTACCGATGCACCGCACTACCTAGTAACAGAAATGTTTTTAAAGGTCGATAGCGTGGCGGAGCTTATAGAGTGGTTAAATGATGGGGTTAACTACTTCTATCAATTTCATGAATATACTTTTTCATTAAAAATGAATTTCGACGAATAAAGTTGTTGACTTTTAGTAAAATAAGTATTAAGGTGAAAGTAACTTAAATAAGGGAGCTGTTATATATGTGGAAAAAGAAAGAGATTCAAGAAATGAATGATAGTGAGTTAATAAGCGCTTTTCACTGGAATGTAGTCCGCGTTACAAATGAAACAAATTCCATGCGAGGGGTTACACAAAAGAGCCTTAAGGAAGAAAAGTATATTTTAGATGAAATGATTAAACGTTTTAATCTTGACGTTGCTGTTTTAAAAGAAAAACAAGTTATTAACGGATAAGGGAGCGGGTTATTATGACTAAACAATTTAAATCAATAGGCGGACTAAAAAACAGCGTAAAGGCTACGTTAAAGCGTGAGGGCTTTGAACTAAGTAATGAGGGTAACAAGTGGCGTTATGGTAGCGGTATTCTGGTATCATCTGATAGAGTTGATACAATTACGATAGAGGACATAGGCTTGACAGGTAGCAGGAAAAATAAACACCGTCCGGAGGTTCTAAAGGCTTTAGAAGAGTACGGCGCGTTTGTATTTAACGAAAATTGTTATGGTTCTATTGTTGAGGTAATCAGAATAAAATTTAATAAATAGTTGTTGACTTTTAGAAAATACACATGTTACAATAAGGGTAACTTAATAAGGGAGCTGGTACATATGAAAGCGATAGATAAATCACTTGCTTGTATTAACCTAAATACAGTAGAAAGACGGTTAAAAGACTTAATTAGTATTGTTGAAAACGGCGGTACTATTAGCACAGATTTAACGTTACAATACATGTTAGAAGATGTTTTAAAAGTAAAAACTATACTAGAGGAGGAATAAAGTATATGTCATTCAGAGGCTCATTAAAAGTATTGGTTATTGTTGGTTTCTTGTTTCTGGCGGGGCGTGGTATATCATACGCAATCGTACACTTTTAAAAAATAGTTGTTGACTTTTAGTAAACTGGGGTTTAAAATGAAATTAACTTAAATAAAATAGTTCTTTTATTAAAATGATTATAAACAAGGAGTGATTACTATGTATAAAGAAATGGTAGACGTACTAAAACAGGCAGTTGAGGAAATCAAAGACAGAAACTTGTTCACAGTTATATCAGAGGGAAGCACATACGCAACAATTGAAAACAAAGAAGGATTGCGAGTATATTTCCAAGTGCATTCATTGACATATGATTTCATGTTTTCAGCGGTACACAATGAAAGAATTAGTGAACAAGTAGAGGTTATTTGTTCAACTAAAGGAATAGAAGGAATTATTGAGGGAATAAACAATACAATAGCAGGTATGGAATTAATGCATAAAGAAGGAAAAGGTTGGGTTTGTCAAGTTATGAAGTGTAGACATAGTTTATTAGAATTTTAATAAAAAGTATATTTTATTAATTAGTTGTTGACTTTTAGTAAAATATAGTTTAAAATGAAATTAACTTAATAAAGGGAGCTGTTACAATGGAAAGATACGATGTATATATGACAGAGGTTAAATTTTTCCCAGTTAGAACTAAAATGAGAATTAAGTTTAAAATAGTTGAATCTCCTTTTAAAAATGGAAACTCTTTATGGTTCGACATGATGAAAAGATTGCCGGTATTAGTTAAAAAATAGTTGTTGACTTTTAGAAAACAAGATGATAAAATGAAATTAACTTAAAAAAAGGAGCTGTTAATTATGAATAAAGAAAACATTGATAAAATTCAAGGTCTTGTATTACAGTGTAAAGAGGCGGGGTTATCTTTAGATAGTGAAAACGTGCAAAAAGCTATTGCGTGGCATTCAAGAGTATTTGATATACCTGTAGAGGTCATCAAAGAAACAATGCAAGAAATGTGGAGTAAAACAAGAGCTAAAAAAGGTTACTAAAAATAGTTGTTGACTTTTAGAAAACAAACGTGATACAATGATTACAGAAATAAAAAACATATGAAAAGGTGGAGTTTAAATGAACTATACAAAATTTTTAGAAGGTAAAAAAATGCACATGGAAATCATGAAAAAGTATGATGGGTTGGAGGAGTTCATGAGCGCGCTTGATACTTGTTTCGACTTATACGAACTAGGGTATTGCTCACAGGAAGAACAACGTATCTGGGAAGAAATGAGCGAGATGTCTGCATTAGAAATATATGGTTTGTGGGTTGAATCGAAAAAATAAAAATAGTTGTTGACTTTTAGGAAAGATACATGCTACAATGATTACAGAAACAAAAAACATATAAAAAGGTGGAATATAAAATGGAAATCAGAGAAATTAACTGGAATGTAGAATTTAAAAAAGAGATGACAGAGCTTGAAATTTACGGGATTGAAAGAGTAATCGATACTTATTATAATGATGAAGACTTTGACTTCAATACAGAGGCTTTAGGGCTTGCTTATACATCATCTAGTGACTATGCAATGTATAACGTTTGTAACGGTGAATTTACTTATGAAGACATAGTTATAAGTCATTTCGCGGTAACTACACAAGGTCACCTTGTAATGGTTTGTTATGATAACGAAGAATACGAAATAAGATTCGAACTCGTGTGAGCGAGTATAAACAGGCTTTAGGCTCACAGCGTCGCGGGGTTTATCCCCGTGGGTAGCAACTAAAATAAATTTTAAATAGTTGTTGACTTTCAGTAAATAAAGAGTTAAAATGAAAGTAACTTAAAAAAGGGAGATGTTTTACAATGACAAAACAATTAGAGTTAGCACAATATGACACTTTAGAGGCTTTAGAAGGGGATATCTATGTATTAGAGGCGTTTTATGAGTATGATGGTTCAACTTATGTTTGCGACGCTATTCAAGAAATCGCTGATAAATTTATCCCAATCTATACACATGAATTATGGAAAAACGCTTATGACATGAAAGAGTATATAGAAGAGGCGATGTCTCAGGGCTTATGTGAGACACCACGCGGGGAACAACCAGACCTAGACAAGATTTTCCAAGCAGGTTACTATCAGTATTATACACAAGTATTATATAATAACGAAACGGAACTATACTATAATTATATTGCTGTAATCGTTAATAAATGGTTGGAAGGGTTAAATCATGCCCAATTAGAAAAGCTGGATATTGACGAGCTAGACGAACGTATAGAAGAGGAAAGAGCCGACATAGATAATAATAGTTATATGGAAGACTTGGAAGACATCGCAAAACGTATTATTGCAGAATTCAAAGGAAAAGTAAATAAAGATGCAAGTTGGGTTAATTACGGGGACGTGAACGCGTTGGAGCATGGAGGCGAATTTGTTAAAAAAGACGCTGATTATCCTAATGATAAATGTTACTACATTGTTAAATTAACTAATATGAATACGGCATGCGGTGAAGATGGTTTCATGATAGAAGAGGGTTATGTGGATTTAAAAGATGACTGGATAGACTGGGAAGCCGTTGAAAGTACAATGGATATTGCGGACAGTGACGGGCGAAAAGTATGTGATGTATTCCATTATTACGGGGTCGCGGAATTTAACGGGGAAACATACAATTTTGATGATGAAAGCGAAGTATTGGAGCATTTAGCAGAACAAGGAATTTGTATTGAAAATTAATTGTTGACTTTTAGAAAACACTTATGTTACAATAAGGGTAACTTAATAAGGGGGTTACATCATGCGAGATATTGAATACATTTTAGATGACTTGGATAAGTGGGCGCATATTTTAACGGGGTTGCTTATTGAAGTAATTAAAGATATATCGGAAGAGGAAAAGGAGCATTTTGAAAACGAAATAGAATTTGTTAGAGATAAAATAGAGGCTTTACAAAATGAGTTAGAAGAGGTGGAAAGAGAAGAGGCGCGACGCTTTAACACCGCAAACGAACGCGCTATGTCAGAGGCGGGGCATAATGAAAGGGACTTCCTTTAAAAAGGAGGTTCCCCTGTTGGGAGGCTAGGAAATGAATGTAAATAGGTTCTATATAATTCATGAGTTAGCGCGCGTAAAATTACATTATGGGGGGATTAAACAAAGACATCTAGAGAGAAGAGCGCAACAATTAGAAACAACGCCTAAAAATCTTATGATAGCTGTTAATAGGTATATAACGAAACATAACGGAATCATTTAAAAATAGTTGTTGACTTTTAGAAAACAAGATGATAAAATGAAAGTAACTTAAAAAAGGGAGCTGTTACATATGACAAACTACAATTATTATTCAACAAATGGATTAAGAGGCGAATTACATGTAATTAATGAAGAGGAAAAAATGATTTATAAAGTGGAGGCGTACCGACAATTAGATAGTTCGGAAATAGGTTACTTATATAATCTTGAATTAATCGCAGGACGCGAGTATATCAACCCTGATTACAGCGACGCGCAGGGGTATGTGACTAAAGAGGCGTTTGTAGAATCTGCCCACCTTGAACAAATTACATTCTACCCACTGTCAGAAACGTTAACAGAGGCTTTAGAAGATAACGGCTATACAGTTATTAATATCAACAATTACAAGATACACCAGTTTAAAGGGTGTTAGGCTCTCATATAGAGAGTTTAACCCTTTCTAATACAAATAGTCTAGAGTTAATTTAAAAACGCTGTACGAGGTTGTGAAGAGCCTTAAAATAAATAATAGGGGGAATCAAAATGAAAAGTATTGTTGTCGGTACGTATTCAGAGTTTGCGAAAAAGATTATTAATAAAGTTGGGACGCATGGAGCGAAAAAGTTAATTGTAGCATTACAAAAAGAAATTGACAAGAGAGAGGGCGAAAAGTAATGTATAAGTTTAAAAGCGGGTCATTACAACCTAGTGATGTTATTAATGTTAGTGAATGGGATACGGGGAGAAGGCTTGCTATGTTACTAAAAAG